AAGAGGGTGAAGAACTATGAAGTGGCTGCTCATTATCATCGGCATCGTTGCTTTTGCCTTTCTCCTCTTCTCGGTAATAATGGTAGTCGCCCTCGCTTGGTGTCACCACCCGGAGGGCATAATCAAAGCCTATAAGAACAGGAGGAAACAAAATGGCAAACAGAGATGAAATCTCCTGCGAGGACAGGGAGTTTTTTCAACTAAGCAACGGACGGTACATAATGTCCGAGGAACTGTCCGACAAAATGTTTTATATCAAGCGTATTCAGCCGGAGTCCTACCAACCCGACAACTCCGGGTACTCGTGGGACGAAAGCGGAATGGCAGAACTCTTCTCCGAGTGTTACAAGAACGACACCCGCTTCTGCCCGGAAGCCAAGTCGTGGTACACCTACTCTAACGGGGCATGGAGAAAGGATATTGGTTCTCTTCTGGTGGCCGAGAAAATCAAGGAGTTTTGCCGTCTGATGGCTCTTTACTGCGGGGAGATCGACAACGAAGATCGCCGTAGGGACTACATGAAGTTCATTTCCAAGATGGGAGATCGCCGCTTCCGTGACCGGCTCATGAAGGACGCTGCAAGCGTCATGCCGATCACCGCCGAGGACTTTGACGCAAATCCCTACCTCATTAACTGTCGGAATGGAACCTATGACCTTCAAAAGATGGAGTTCCGGGAGCATGACTGGCACGACTTCCTTACCATGCAGACCAATTTTGACTACACTCTGCAAAACGCTGAGTGTCCTCGATGGGAACAGTTTATTCAGGAAGTCACCTGCAATGACGCAGACAAGGCCGACTACCTTCAAAGAGCCTTGGGCTACTCAATGCTCGGCACTTCCAAAGAGGAGTGTATGTTCATCCTCCACGGCAAGACCACGAGGAACGGTAAGTCAACCCTGCTCGGCACAATACATCACCTGCTCGGCGACTATGCCGTAGTCAGCCCTATCTCGATAATCTGCAAGAGCGACCGGGCGAAAAACGCAGAAGCGGCTTCGCCCACTATCGCCGGTTTGAAGGGCAAACGGTTTGTGACAATGGCAGAGAGTAATCAGTATGGCAGGTTGGACGAGGAGACTATAAAGCAACTCACAGGCGGTGAGGAAATCTCCGCTCGTAATCTGTACGAAGCTCAGATGACCTACCTTCCGCAGTTTACAATGTGGCTCTCCTGCAACGACCTTCCCTCCGTGCAAGACAAATCCCTCTTCGCTTCGGATCGTGTGAGGGTAATTGAGTTCAATAGGCACTTCGGCGAGGACGAGCGAGACGAGAGTTTGAAAGAGACCTTCCGTACACCCGAAGCAATGCAGGGTATCTTTACTTGGCTTCTGATTGGCTATTTCCGTTATAAGCGGTTTGGTCTGAAAATGTCCGAGAATATGAAGAAGGTAATCCGGCAGTACGAGAAGGACAACGACCTTGTTTTGCAGTTTCTTGAAGAGAAGTGCGTAAAGGTTGAGGACGGCGGCACAAAGGCAAAAGCCCTGTACGATGCTTATAAGATATGGTGCAGGAGTAACGGGTACTTTGTAATGAGTGCGAAAAAGTTTAATGCGAACTTAGAAACGCATCCCGAATGGCATAATGGTAAAAGATTATCGCACGGATATGCTGTTTTTGACGGTGTATCTCTTAAAATGGGTAGTTGAGGTAGTCCATTTTAGGTTTTTGCTATAAAGTCCTCTATATATGCGTGTATATAAGAGGGTTTATGTAAAATAGCGAAAATAAACTACCTTAACTACCCGACAGACGAAAGGAGTATTTTTATGGATAACAAGAAAATGACGGAAGTCGGTAAGCAAATCACAAAGAGAAAACGCCCCGACTTGTCGGAATCGCAGACCGTTCATACTGAGCCGGGAGACAATCGGAAATACATTCTGCATTCGCTTCGCTTGGCTGAGTTGCCGAAATTGAACTTGACGAGTGTTGAGGAAGTGGCACAAAGGATAAAGACTTACTTTGAGATTTGTGCTGAGGACGATATGAAGCCCTCGGTCGCAGGGTTGGCTCTTGCTATGGATATTGACAGGCGGTATCTGTGGGAAATCCGGGAGGGTAAAAAAGGCAAAACCCCGGAGGTAGCAGACACGCTAAAAAAAGCAATGAAAATTCTCGATTTGCAGATGGTCGATTATATGCAGAACGGCAAGATCAACCCGGTCTCCGGCATCTTCCTTATGAAGAACAACTTTGGCTATGCAGACAAGCAGGAGGTCATTTTAACCCCGAACAGTCCGCTCGGTGACACAAAGGACACAAAGGAACTCGAAGAGCGGTATATTGAAAGTGTCGTTGACGATTGAAAAAAAATCGCACAAAGGACAGGTCGTGCGGATCAGAGGGCAAAAGCCCTACCGCCGACCTCGTCCGAAACTCTGCCGAAAACCTAAACAATAAGACCCCTCCGGGTGGCGTGGCTGCTTTCGGTGGGTCTTTTTCTGTCTGTCGTGGGGTGCTTCGGGTTTCCCTCTGTGCGGCTCTGTGCGCTTGTCTGCGGGGCGTTCGTGCCGTGGGTGGTATGTTGATACCTCCAAACAAATAAAAACGCCGTGCGGGGCGTTTTTCGGGCTTCTACGGGGAGAGGGCAAAAAGAAAGCCCCGGAGGGCTTGCGCCTTGTCCGGGGCTTTGGTCTTACTGCCACCAATGGCGGCGGGGCTTCTGATCTTCCCACCATTGAACACGGGCGGCAAGCTCGGCGGGGTCTGTGTACGGTATGCGGATTAGTTGCGGGGTCATTGTCTCCGGGGTTAGGTAGTAGCCGAAGCCGTACCGGGGCAGGGTCTCCGCTCCTTTTGTGTTGATAATGTTTCGGGAGTCTTGCGCCGTGGGGCAGCGCAGCGCAAGCCGTGAATCTAAATTGACTTTGATTTGTCCGTTTATAATGTCCCTTGTCGGGCGTTGCGTGGCGACGATCAGATGAAGCCCGGCAGCCTTGCCAAGTTGGGCGAGTCGTTGCAACGGTGCGAGGGTCTGCTGCTTTTGGGTTGTCATAAGGTCGGCAAATTCGTCAATAAAAATATATATGTCTCTTTCGGTGGTCTGTTTCTGTCGGGTGGCTTGCATCCGTTTATAGCGGCTTTCCATAAGGGCGACCGCTTCCGCAAGCGTGGCGGCGATTTCGTCCGGCTCTGATGCGTAGCGGATGCAATGCGGAAGCCCGGCGAAGTCGCGAAGCTCTACCCGTTTCGGGTCAATGAGGATCAGAGCGGCGACCGTGGGCGGCTTATATAGTGCGGTATATACAAGGCTATTTATTAAAACGCTTTTGCCGCTGCCGGTGCTTCCTGCTATCAATAAATGAGGTTGTGCGAGCATATCAAGACAGGAAGCCGCCGCCATTCCTCCGGGCGTGTTCCATTGTGTCAAGTTGTTTCCTCCTTCCGTGAAAGAAGAGCCGCCAAGGGCGGCGGCGTGTTCTGGCGTATGCCCCAGCACGATGGCCGTGCGCCCGTAGCTGTCTGTAATTCGATAGTTTCTCATTGTCCTTCTCCTTCCTGCCCTGGTGGGCTATATGATAATGTCGTCAAGCGTTTCAATGTCAAAGTATGCGTATGTTCTGCGTGGGCCGCCTGGATACTTGCGTTGTAAGCGGGAAATGCAGTATGCCTCATGTTCTTCGCCGCATACGTCCTTTACCTTGACAGTTCCCTTTAATAGCCTCATATCGGATACGCGTTCACCAAAGAATTTTAATGTGTCGTGATCGAAGTAATGCCCGCTCGGGTTCTTCCTGTAATACGTGCTAATCAGTTCGTTAATGTCCTTCATCTTATAATCCCCTTTCTTTTTTGGAGGCGGTCATGTTAAGGTATCCATGCCGCCCTGGTTCGTCGTGTTCTGGGTGTCGGTGGCCGTCGTTCCGTGTCAGCGGGCGGCGGCTTGTTTTGCCTTGAGTGCTTTTTCAAGCTCTGCCATAATAGACAACACGGATTCGTTTTCGGTTGCCGCTGTGAAGTAGATGTATTCCGCCATGTCATCAAGCCCCGCAAAGTATGTTGTTAATACGTATCTGTGATCTAATGACCCATAGTTTACGGTTAGTGCGTATCCGTCCTCTGTCTCTGTACATTTTACTGCGCCGTTTGCCCTAGTATAAAACGGCTTGTTTGTCCTTGTCATTATGTTCACTCCTTTCTGGTTTCGGTGGCCGTGTAGCTTGTGGAGAGCTATGCGGCCTTTTAATGTTGCTTCATAAAATAGTAGTATTCGCCAAGTTGGAAAATGCGTTTGTCGATATTGTAGTTACTTGCAATCTTTTCAATTGCTTCTTGCGCCGTTTGGTAGCAGTTCACAAATTCTTCTTTTCCGGTCTTGATGTGTTTACAGTAAACATAAAACATTGTTCTTTCTCCCTTCATTCTTCCCGCTTGGCGGGTGCCGGTGGTCTGCTATAATAGAGGAGCAGCCGCCCGGCGTAAAAGCTCGCTCGGTTCTGTGCCGTTGTGCAGCTCGTCCAACTCATCCATTGAAAAATAACGGTCATCGCCTAAATATCCGTTGTAGCTGTCAAGCTCTTCTATTGCTTCGTTGTAGATGTCCTCGTTATTCTCGAAGAACTCTATAATATCGGCGGTGACTTCTTCGGCGGTGCGCTTGGTAGTCTCTTCCTCTTCGGGTGCTTCCCATCCTTCCGGGACGGTGTGAACAGGCTGTCCCGGCTTAGGTCTGCTTTGGGTCTCGGTGCAGCCGATGACCTCACAAGTTCCGAGGGTCTTAAAATATGCGGTTGCTTGTTCTGCGCTCTCGGCGTTGATGAGGTTAGCGGAATAGATACCGCTTTTGGGGTCGCTCGTGAATGTGATTTCAAATGTTTTCATGGTAAATCCTCCTTGTAATTGTGCCGGGTCTGTGCTATAATCAAGGAACAGCCGCCCGGCGTGGTGGTTTGTGTTGGGCGTTCCGTTGCTCTGTGGTAGGGGTTAGCGGTGCGCCCTTCTTGATTACGGTATCATTATAGCACATTCGCATTTACTTGTCAAGAGTTTCTGCGAAAGTTTTTCAAGATTTTCTGCGATTGTCAGCCATTCGGCGTTTCAAGTTGCATTTTGTCCGGCTTTCGGCTCGGCGTTGCTCGCTGCTCAGGCGTTCCGGGGCAGCATACCCCCGGAGGGGGAAACCGGGCGAGGGTTTCGGGGCGGGTGAGGGTCGTAACCACTCGCAAAAAATAAAAAGACAATTCGCAAAAACCTATTGACATTCGCATAAACTTGTGATATAATAAATGCGAACAGGAGGAAGATACCATGAACTTCAAAAACGCAGTTGGATATATTCGAGTCAGCACCGAAGGACAGGTCGGAGACGATAAGTTCGGCATTGACTCTCAAAAACAATCCATTCTCCTCTACGCTAACGAGAATGGGTACAATATCGTGGAATGGTTTATCGACAAGGCTGTGAGCGGTGTTAAAGACAATCGTCCTGAGCTTGACAAGATTCTCTATGGAACTGATATAACCAATCCTCCCTATGAAGCGGTCATCGTTGCAAAGTCCGACCGTATGGCGAGAGACATTAAGCTCTACTTCTACTACCTCTACACTCTCGAAAAGAAGAACATCAAGCTCCTGAGTGTCTGCGAACAGTTTGATGATGACA